AGATCGAACAGCAAAGATCTGCGAAGGGCAAGGCAACTGATTTAGTTGTATCTGCTGTGGTTGGTAGTGGCATTATAAATGCTGCTGCTGGTGTACAGTTAATTGGTTCTGCGGATTAAGGTAGATTGAGATGCCTTTCATAATAGTAAATAATATAGTGGTAAGTTTTGCAACATTTCAAGATGTGTTAAGCATTGAAGAGAGGTTGTTTGCCATGAATGAGGGCATTTCATCATTAGAAATAGAAAGCAATTTACGCAGAAGTACAACTAGGATTCTGAATAAGTTAAAAGCCAGTGATTGGTGGAAGACTTATACAGACTCTAGTGTTCCAGAATCACTTGATACATCATTGATATTAAGGGAAGATGATTTTACTGATTTATGCATATATTTTTGCATGTATCAATATATTTTACCCAAAGTAGCCAATTTTGATGAATCAAGTGCTGATTATAACAAGATAGAATATTATAGGGGTAGGTTTACTGAGTTGATGGAAGAACTATTAGTCGATGGTGATTGGTATGATGCGAATGCATCAGGCGTTATCGAAGACACAGAAGTTCAACAATCAACTGTTAAACTCCATTTAGAAAGATGAGGAATGAAGTAATTCAACATTTACAGGGGGAAGCATTGGGTACATATACTGTATCTAATGAATTGCCATGGACAGAAAATGGGACACCGCTTTACAGTATCAATCCAAAAGTAATCTATTTTGATAAAGATCAAACAGTTCAGGAATCAGTACTTCAAGTATTAAATGGTAGTGATGTCGTAAAAACCACCATTACAGTAACGGCTTTCGTAATTAATGATGCAAAAACCTTACCGATTGATTATGAATCAATCACCCAATCAATAATCGATGCTAAAAACACAACATTGATAACAGAAACATATAATAGGGAGTGTGATATCACAACTTCCTACCTAGATGATATGTTATTAACTAGTGCAACGTATCGCTTTACCACAATTATATAAGGAGAATTATAGTGGCAAATATTAACGTAGCAGGCACTGGCAACTTCGCAACCATAAAGATCGCATATGCAGGTGATATAGACACCAATGCAATTACTTTACCTGGTTTGCAGGATGTAACAGTAAATAATAGTAATGGGCAGTATCGTTGGAAACAATTAGATACCTCTTCGGAGTTTGTTGTATCAACTGTAGCAACCAACCAAGTGACTTTCAACATGGTATTAGATCCCGACACATTCTACGGAACAGGTGTCGGAACAGGGGCTGATGCTGATGGGGTGTTTTCCCTATCAAACAATAAAACCGAAGTTGATATTCGTGTTTATTGGCAAGGCACAGACTCCGGTAGCAAATATGTTGAGGCAACAGGTTATATCACAGGACTCAGTCCAACGGTAAACCCTGATGCCCCAGTATGGGTGTCGCCTATTACCATTGATGTATCGGGTAATTTCACACAAGGTACAGTAGCCTAATTTATGCCCCCATTTGGGGGGTTTAATATTATGAGATTTGAAGATTTAACAAAAGAGGAACTACTATTGTCTATGGAGGCAGAAGTAGCAAAATCACTTTCTGAATTAAAACATGCAGAAGATGATTTAACAAAAGCGAATAGTCGTATGAAATTCATATTAGCGATTATTCACCATATTAAGGATAAGGATTAACAGATGAAATTAAGTGAATTAGCAGGTGAACCAAAATTAGTAGAAGTATCACTAGATACAGAAGAAATCGTTGCCGAGTACGGAGAACCATTGGTGTTTTGGACTTGGGATAGACAACCAATGAATGTCTTTGTTAAGTTAGCATCCGTTGATGAAAACAATCTTGCGACTGTATTCGACGCAGTCAAAGATATGATCCTTGATGAGAAAGGCAAACACATATTAGTTAATAAAAAAACATTACCACAAAAAGCATTAATGGCGGTTGTAAATGCACTAGTTGAACGCCTGGGAAAGTAACCAATTCCGAGGTACACCCTAACTCGGTGGAATTAACACATGTAATAATGATAGATGCAATGGCCTCTAGGTATCATAAACTCCCATCTGAAATATTAGCCACTGCAACCACAACGGATCTGTATTGTATGGATGTGGCAATGGCCTATGAACGGTTTATCCAATCCAACAATACTAGTGCTACCTCATTTGATATAAATACATTAGAAGATGCAATGGTAAAGGTAAACAATGAAAGTAACTGATAAAATCACCCGTCATTTAGATAAGATAACCAAAAAATTATCAAATGAGATAGCCCCCAAGGCCTATGCCTTCTGGAAGAAGGGTACTCCGATAGATACTGGGAATGCACGGCGCAGAACTAGGTTACAAGGGAAGAAAATCAAAGCCGCTTATAAATACGCATCATATTTGGATACAGGATGGAGTAAGCAAGCACCTTCTGGAATGTCAAAACCGACCACTAAATATATCCATAAGTTAGTGAAGAATATAATGAGGAAATAACCAATGGCAGATTTAACATATGATGTAAATGTAAATGTAAGAGATGCAGTAACATCACTTCGACGAGTACAAACATCATTAAAGAAAACATCTAAAGCGGCAAAAGCCACTGGAAAAGCGTTAGGAGGAATAGCAAAAGGCGTATTATCACTTAAAACTGGCTTAATATCTGTCGCTGGTGCAGTTGGTTTGGGTGCATTAATTAAATCATCCCTTAAATCAACCGATGCCCTTAAAAAGACAGCAGATATGCTAGGTCTTACTGTAAACCAATTGCAAAAATTACAATATGTAGCAGATAAATCAGGAGTGTCAACGGAAAAATTAAACACGGCTTACCAACGATTTACTCGGAGGGTAGGTGAAGTTAAGCAAGAGACTGGGGTTTTAAAAGATGTATTTAAATCACTTAATATATCATTAACCGACCAAGAAGGTAACACTAAATCCACATTACAATTATGGCGTGAATATGGGGATGCAATTGCGAATGTCGGTGATAAAAACCTACAATTATCATATACCATGGCTGGTGTTGACACAGAAGGTGTTAAGTTAATTAATATGTTTGAATTGGGATCGGCTAAAATCAAGGAAATGGGATTAGAAGCCGAATCATTGGGGCTAATAATGACTAATGCTGCGGCTAGTGGAGTTGAAAAAGCCAATGATGCATTGAGTGACTTGTATGTGATGGGGGAGGCATTATTAGATAATGTGGTCGCTTTATTAAGTCCAGCAATCGAAGAATTATCAGAGAAGTTTATTCAGATGGGCAAAGATGCAGCAACTGCAAAAGGTGGGTGGAAAGGATGGGCATCATCTATTGCAACATCAATTGTGGATGCAGTGGATACAGCAACTAACGCAATGCAAGTAAGCATTAATGCTATTGGTAGTACACTAACTGCAATGATGAATGGCGTGTTGACAATAATGAGTAAAGTACCTGGTTCAGGGGTGCGGATAAAATCAGACGTCAAAGCGGAGATGATGAATGAATATGGACGACTGAGAAGAGGTACATCATATGCACCCTTTGGTGAAAAATCCAAGCGTTTAATAAAACTAGAAAGTGAATTAAAAACTGCTGTTGACTTGCCAAAATGGAGTAATGCAGACTTCTATGATCCTGCTATGTTTGATGCATTAAGGGCTAAGATTAAAGAGTTAGCGAATGCCACCGATGATTTAACGACTTCCACCGATGATTTAACAACTTCAAGCAAGGAAGCAGTGGGTGAGAATGGTGTATTAACCAAAGGTGCGTTAGCCGCAGGATACAATGAGTTTGAAAAAGCAGAAAAAGCAGTACGAGAATATGAAAGTTCTGTTAAAGCAACAACAGACAAGTTCTTACCGCTTAAAACTGCCACACGGAATCACACGATACAATTAATACAACTTAAATATGCTTTGACAGAAGGTATGATCACACAAAAAGAGTTTCAAACGGCAATGGCTAACCTCAATGAAGAACATCAGAAGTTCATCAACGATAACAAAGGGGAAGCACAAACATTTGCAGAGGGGTGGAAGGAAGCATTCAATGAATACAAAAATGCTGCATTTGATGCGGCTAATGAAGCCAAGACAATATTTAATTCAGTAGCACAATCAATGGAAGATGCTATATTTAACTTTGCTAAAACAGGTAAAATGAACTTCAAATCATTTGCCCAATCAGTTATTGATGACCTATTAAGGATACAAAGCAAGAAATTAGCGGCTAATATAATGGGTGGTGTGTCTAACCAAGGGGATAATGGGTTATTTGCTGGATGGTTTGCCGGTGGTGGCATTATTCCATCTGGTAGATATGGAGTAGTAGGTGAGGCTGGACCTGAATTAGTACAAGGACCAGCAAATGTAAGCAAAGCAGGTAATGCAAGCGTTACATATAACATCAATGCTGTAGATGCACCATCATTCCAATCATTAATTGCAAGAGACCCTGCATTTTTATATGCAGTAACAGAACAGGGCAGAAGTACATTGCCATCATATGGATAAGGAGATTAAATTATGAGTTTTCAATGGATATTTGATAATGCTGAATCAATCTCAGTTAGCAATAAAGAAATAGTAGGACAAACAATTTCAAGAAATGGAACGGTAAGGGCTACCTCAAGAGGAAGTGCAGGTACCACATTCACCATTAAATTACCCGATGGTATGCCATGGGAGGCAATTGCATCAGAAATACAAGCAATTGAGAATGCTAATAAATTCACTGTTGAAACAGTTGCATTTACAAACACAGGTTATACGGATTGGATACATAATGGTATGTTAACACCAGGACAAACTTGGGATGTTATTTGTACTACAATGCCACAATGGACTATATTCCAACGAAATCAAGTTAGTTGGAGTGGTTCGTTTGTATTCAATGAGAACTTAGTATGATTGATTTAAGTTCATATTCAGGTGTTGAATCAGCAGTCTTCATCAAATGGGTTATTCCAAATTTTGAAACCGCATTACTGAGTGATTATAATATCCCAATTACATTCGGTGGCGATACCTATGTATCTATTGGGAGTCTACTTAATATGAGTGGCACTACCTCTGAATTAAAGGCAAGTAAATCACAATTGAGTATATCACTATCAGGTATACCAACAGCAAACGTGAGTGATATACTCGATAATGAGATCAAAGGATCATCATTAGAAGTATATCGGGGGTTGTTCGACCCATCTTCACATGCATTACTCCCCCTCCCAGAGAACCCAATATTAAATTTCAAAGGAATAGTAACCAATTATGGTATCACAGATGATGTGGATGTGGTATCTCAATCAGCAACCAATACCATTACCATTACTTGTAATAGCATAGTAGAAGTCCTTGCAAAGAAAGTAGGTGGCAGAAGAACCAACCCAGTTGACTTTCCCGATGAAGGTAGTATGAATAGAGTACAAACCTTATCTAGTTCAAATTATAACTTTGGAGTACCAGGGTGAGTTTTTTTAGTAATGCATTCAAATGGTTGGGTGGTAATAGTCTTGGTGCTAACTTAGCAAAAACAGCCATATTAGGCTACACATCTAGGTTATTGAGTGATAATGTGAATGACACCACATCTACCGAAGCGATTGATGAGGGTGTGAGATTACAACTTAATCCAAGTACTGAAAATAAGATACCTGTGTTATATGGAGATGCTTATTTTAGTGGGAATATAACTGATGCTTCATTGAGTCCTGATTACAAACAAATGCGATACTGCCTCGCATTGTCTGAATTAACAGGCAATACACTTGATGCAACCCCATCTACCTATACATTTAACGATGTGTATTTTAATAATAACAGAGTTGTATTCAAAGCAGATGGATTTACATTAGACCATACCATTGATAGTAGTGGCAATCAAGACCCAAGTGCAGAAGACCTAATAAAAGTCTATTTGTATAAAGAGGGGACTGCATTAAATGGTGGTCCATCCCCTGAAACATTATTAACTCATTGGACTAATCACCCAATGACAAACCTATTATATGCAATTGTAGAAGTGAATTACAATCGTGCTAAGAATGTCACTGGATTACCACAATGTATATTCCATATATCAAATAGTTTAGATATGCCAGGCGATGTGTTAAATGATTACATGACTAATACAAGTTATGGTGCTGGTATAGATACAGGTGACATAAGTGGGTTAGTAGAACTTAACGCCAATGTATTGAATGGATTTACATACACAGATGCAAGTGGCAGTCAGCAAGTAGGACAGACAAGAATAAATGGTTTGGTATCCACTACTACTAATGTATTGACGAATATAGAAGCGATGACAAAGGCGTGTAGTTCGTGGTTGAGTTATGACATACATCAAGGTAGGTGGGTCGTTATAATCAATGAGAGTGGTGCATCTACAGCCTCATTCACGGATAGTAATATCATTGGTGAAATATCCGTGAGTGGGTCATCTTTAACTGGTCTATATAATAGTGCAGAAGTTAAGTATCAGAACACAGATATATTAGATAAGGCAGATTTTGTAAGGATTGATATTCCATCAGGTGATTTATTTGCCAATGAACCGAACAATACTGTACAGATCGTATTACCTTTTACTAATAAACAAAGCACAGCATTAAAAGTTGGCTTGATTGAGTTAAAACAATCCAGAATTGATAAGATTATTAGTTTCAAATCAGATTACAGTTACCTGAATGTAAAAGCAGGTGATTTGATTGATGTGACTTCCCCTGCATTCAATTACACAAATAAAGTATTTCGAGTAGTTAATGTCAAAGAAGTAGAAACCAATAATACTATAGTATTAGACTTTAAGTGTATTGAATATGATGCTGATGTATATACATATGATATTGCTGAATATGAAATTGAGACCGATGATGGACTATTAAGCATTGGTAGTATAGGTAAGCCTAATACACCAACAGTAACCAATAATGACACCGGATCAAACCCTCATATATTAATGGGGAGTGTAGTTCCAAGTGGTATTGTTGATGAAATGGAATTTTGGGTAACACATGATACCTCAGTACCCAATGATTATGATAGAACATATGTCAAAGTAGGTACGCAAAGCAATACAGATGGTAGTACTTATACTGAAAATCAAGCAGTTAGTTATCAATATGGTCAATTAAACCAAGGTGATCTATATGTAAAAGTAAGGGGTATGAACAATATCACTTCTGGTCCATTTAGTGATCCAAGTGGGTTGATTGCATATGTTCCTGTTCAAGAACCAGACAATATACCTGATGGGGTATCCATTGGTGGACAACTAATGAGTTTGGGGATTATGACATTATTAAATAACTTAGATGTCTTATTTGATGGCGATCCCAATACAAGTCTAGTTGATGCGATATTAGATGACTTCTTCCCAAGTCGCAATCCAGCAACACCAATGGATGAACAAATAAAAGAGAGTTTAATCAATGACCAAGGGTTTATTGATGGGGTGTCAGCAGAATTACCAGACCCACCTGCACCACCTGCACCACCACAACTGATAACTGAATTAAGTGATGTAGACACAACAACCGTTGCACCTGTATCCAATGATGTGTTGTATTGGGATGGAGTAAATTGGGTTCCTGGCGCAATTGACCCCGATGGACAATTACCAGACCCAATATATGGGTGTATTGACCCTACTGCATTAAATTATGATGCTGGTGCTACACACGATGATGAGAGTTGCTTATACCAATGCTATATGTCATTCATTGCTGCTGCCCCGAATATAAGTATATCACGAGATAACGAAGCACCATATACAGGTAGTTATTTTGTAAGATTCACACCTCCATCAGCAGCATATAGTACAACGACATTCACATTATTAGCAGGAAATATAAAATTATATAGAAGTGATGGGACGTTAGAACAATCAATATTAGCAAGTGACTGTATTCTACATAATAAAATTTTAGAAATACCGTTCGCTGATAGAACCTTATCAACCGATTATTATATTTTAATTGATGATGGTATTATAGCAACTGCCTGTACTACCTGTAATGGGTTAACAACACACTTATCAACGGGAATATCAACCCCAAGTTGGACATTCACAACATCGGAATTTGAAAATCATAGATTTGAATTAAGTGGTGACGATGTGGTAGATGTATTGAATGGCAATATTATAGTTTTAAATGGAGGTCTGCCAACATATAACACCGAGACGACTACTGATTATATCGGGTATGATACATTTACAGTTGATGTTCCAGGCAATGATATTAATGAGTTAGAGGCAGGAGTTACCCCAACATTAACTTATGCATCCTCACCAAAACCAGAAATAATAGTCACAGGTAATGTATTAGTAAAAGACCCATCAGGTGCTGTTGTGCAAACATTAAGTCCTGTATCAAATGATGGTCAAGTAGTAACTCTAACTGATTTAGATGATTCTGTAATCCAACTAAATACGTCATATACACTTACGTTCCCATTCGGTTTTTTAACTAATCCTGATTGGACATCTACTGATACATATTTTGATTTTTGTGGAACACAACAAGGTGTACCTGTAGATACACCTATGGATGGCATACAAAGTCCATTGTATTCAACATCATTCGCATATCTTAGTGATGTGAAATTAGCAGTGATGCAATACAGGGTGTCTATTGGGGCATCAAATGCAGCACAAACAATAGAAACATTTGATGTTAATGAATATACGACTGGTGTGGTTATTGAAGAATCAATCGAAATTTTATTCAATAAAAATATAAGTGAGTCATCCGTAGGTAATTTTAAATTATATAACGGTTCTGGGTCATTAATTCAATCATTTAATACTACAACTACATTTAATAATAACCAAACAGATAGGATTATAAGTGAAACAAATAGTTCTGTCGTGTTGGATTTAACCTATTATTTGGATTATAATACTGAATATTATATATTAATTGATTTCAGTGCAGTATTAGATGATGGTGGTGGTTCACAACAAGGAACACCATTTAGTGGCTTAACAGATGTGAATGGGATAAGGTTTTTGACAGATGATGGTCCTTCTATTATGGAATCAGGACAGAATGATGGTGTATTAGATACAATTGAAATGGAATTTGATAGACCTATACAAAAAGGTAGTGGGGTTGTCACGGTAAGAGATGACCAAAATAATATAGTCCAAACATTTGATGTGACTGACCCATCCGTGACAATCGAGGAATAAAATGAGTAAATTAATAGTAGATATAGATGAGGGATTATTCAATGAGGGGGTTGATTATACAATTGAACTACCTGCTGGATTAGTGGAAACAACGGGAGTTGTCGCTTTTCCAAGTCTAGCATTGACAACTGTTGCAAGACCGGCTTGGACAGGTGCTTCGGCTATTGATGTCACAACGGGGGTAATGTTTGATCCGTCTAATGTAAGTGTGACGCACAGAGGTCGTTCAGTAATTGATACCGATGCATCAGTGGAATATATCAATGGTGGATATGGCACTACTCATATGGTTTATGATGATGATCAAATCGTTATAGAAAGCAATACCGCAAATGCACAAACAGGTTGGGTAATGCACGTTACTAATACAACTGATTCATTGGAATTTGAAACTACTTTAGATAGTTCTAATATGCCAAGAACACTAATAGTTCCTGATACCTTGCCTATTGTTATTAGTTCAAATTCAAGTGTAGGTGATGTAGTCGGTGAAACAGAACATTATGAATTTATATACGGGAGTATGTCATCCACATATGATTTTGATGACTTAACCACAATGAATATACGAATTAATTTTGATGATAATATCCACTATATGGGTTCGGCTCGTATCCGTGGTACTGGGAATGTACTTATTTACAATAGCCTAGGACTGTTACATCAAACAATCACTCCTGCTGAATGTACTAGAACTATACAAACACATCCAACATTAGATTTTGTGGTTACAGGGATATCTGAAAGTGAGACATATACTATAACATTAGAGGACGATGTTTTTGAAGCAGCAGTAAATTTACAACACCCAACGAATTATATCGGCAATGCAGAGATGTTAGATATTACATCATTCACAATGGGTGTCCACGATGTGATGTGCGAGATAGATGTGAATTACGGTGACTGGGTATCTATTTTCAATGAGGGAGAGTATTATGTAGATTGGGGCAATGGAACTTTTCAGTTATATAATACCAATGACACCCGTTCTACCACAATGTCTAACCTTGTTAGGATAAAGACATATAGTTCATCATTAAACCCATTAACTAAACTAGAAATCAAAGGGAATGGTGTACTCAGTATTGATTTGGATTGCGGAACACTTCCTTCCCTAGATAATTTTTGTTTTAACGATCATTCCCATTCGACAATGAATTTGTCTAACTTAACCACTGTTAATCTGTCTGGTGCAATCAATGTAACTTCTATGGATTCCGCATTTTATATGTGTAGTTCGTTACACACTGTTAATCTATCTGGTACAATCAATGTAACTTCTATGGATTCCGCATTTTATATGTGTACTTCATTAACATCATTCCCATTAATAGATACATCAAGTGTAACTTCTATGACCAACACATGGATGAATTGTTATTCATTAACATCATTCCCATTAATAGATACATCAAGTGTAACTTCTATGACCTACGTGTGGTCGGGTTGTTCTTCGTTAACATCATTCCCATTAATAGATACATCAAGTGTAACTTCTATGACCGGTGCATGGAAGTATTGCCATGCATTAACATCATTCCCATTAATAGATACATCAAGTGTAACTTCTATGACCGGTGCATGGAAGTCTTGTACTTCATTAACATCATTCCCATTAATAAATACATCAAGTGTAACTTCTATGACCTACGCGTGGTCGTGGTGTACTTCATTAACATCATTCCCATTAATAAATACATCAAGTGTAACTTCTATGACCGGTGCATGGCACTATTGCCGTGCATTAACATCATTCCCATTAATAAATACATCAAGTGTAACTAATATGGACTACGCATGGGAGTTTTGTCATGAATTAACATCATTCCCATTAATAGATACATCAACTGTATTTTATATGATAGGTGCGTGGTTGGGTTGTTCTTCGTTAACATCATTCCCATTAATAAATACATCAACGGTTGTTGCGATAGCCAATACGTGGTTGGCTTGTTCTTCGTTAACATCATTCCCATCAATAGATACATCACGTGTACATTATATGTACGGTGCGTGGGAGGGTTGTTCTTCGTTAACATCATTCCCATCAATAAATACCTTTAGGGTTTGGACAATGGGTTCCGCATTTAGTGGCTGCACTTCATTGGTTTGTATACCCAACTTGTTTACTATAAACACATGGGATAATTGGCAAGGTACAGAGGAATTATTTTATAACACCCCATTATTACAACAACCAGATGCATCCGCACAAGCAGATTTAACCAGTGTAAATGGTGCAGATTGGACAAACGCTAATCCGTGTCCATAAACACAAAACATAAATATGACAATACAAGGAGATTAACATGTCAGCAAGCAATTATTTAGAAAACGAAGTACTAGACCATATCTTAGGAGAAGGGACTAAAGATTATACAGCACCAACCCTATATATTGGGCTATTAACTGGAATCACCGATGGTGAGACTGGTAATGTAAACGAAGTACCATCAACCTTTGGGTATCAAAGAATGGGTGTGAACTTTGCAGATGCCGTAAGTGGGGTAGCACTTAACTCCTCAACTGTTACCTTTGGACCAGCCAATGGTGGTAATTGGGGTGTCATTACTCATATGGCAGTCTATGATGCAGAATCAGCAGGTAATGTGTTATTTTATGGGGCATTAGCGATCACTAAGGATGTCACAGATGGTGATACATTCCAAATCAATCCCAATGCTGTTAGTATTTCATTGAATTAGTCCCACATAAACTGCAAAAATAGGGTATAATAAGGGTGATATCCAATTATGGGTATCATCAAAAGGATTATATTATGAACTTAATAAATGCAGTGGCTAAATTAAAACCGACTAATCATGTGAAGCATTTCATTGCTTTCCTCAGTGATC